ATGTGAGAGGGGGGTATCTTTCGCGAGACCCCCCCTCCCTGTTCAACTAGACAGCTGAGTTCTATTAAACTTTCTTTGTTCTTGGGAAATGAAATTATCTTTTGTTATCTTTATATAAATACCAAGAACATTTAAAGAAACTATGGAATCAACTGCCTCTTCAATAGCTTGTTCTTCGTCGAGTTCACTTAAATCATCAGAACTTTTAGCTATTCTTGCAAGATAGGCACAACTATTATAGCCATGGGCGGTGTCAAATGCATACCAACTATCATAGTTTGCAAAAGGATTATAAGGATTATCTGTAGTTGACAACATTACTTCAGCCATAGTTCTCCTTATTATTTAAGATTATTAGATAATGTGGATACAGAAACACCTAAAACTGCTGCTATTTCAGATTGTGTGTTGCCTAATTCAGCTAACGATCTAGCTCTAGCAAGCTTAGCAGGTGTTAAAATTTTAGAAGATCTGGGTGTTGCTCTTTGTTTTAGACTTTTAAGATTTGTATTTTCTAAAATTCTTACAAGCATGTTATTACTTATTGCACCTGCTTGAATAGCATCCCATTCTCTATCTGAAATCTCAATCGATGGTTTTTTAGCATTCATTCTCAATCTTGATTCTTGTAGAACCTGGCCTCTAATCTTCTTTAATGCCTTTGGTGTTAGACCGGGGTTATCAGCTCTTTTAGTACGGATGACTTTATTAGCTAATAATAGGGCTTGTCTTTCCATAGGGGCGTTTCTTTCTGCTAAAGATAGCTTAGATCTTAACACATCTACTTCTTGTTTGTATACTTTGTTTGCAGAAGGGGAATAAAATTATAGATTTAGTTTTTCCATAGCTAATCTTGCTTTATTTGCCATGTCTTTCATATTATTGGCATACTCAGCATAAACAGCTTCCATCTTAGTTCCTGACGATAATTTAAAAGCATTAGTTTCTTCACGCATCTTAGTAGAAATGGTTTGCTTCTTAATTATTTTAGGACTGCCATCTTTATTATAGACAGTTTCATAAGTACCATCAGAAAGTTTTCTTCTTTGAACAGTAGTGGCACCAGTCTCGAAATAAATTTTTCTGCCAGTAACTGGGTCAACCTTACTTCTTGCATCATCTATCTCATTAATTCTTTTTTGCGAAGAAGCTCTGGAAATTAATGTTGCAGCACCAGCATCAGCTTTGCCTTGATAAGTTTTCTTTAAAGCAGCTATTCCATTATCAAGATATGATTGTTTATAATTTAATTCATGCTTAACAGAATCTATTACAACCATAGAATGTTTTACTGCTCTAACAACCTCGTTTATGGGCGCACCTTTTATAGTCATATCAGTAATTAAATTACTAATATCGCCCATTTTTATTTGCTTAGTACCTTCTTTTAAAACTGGCATGCCTTCATATTTTTTATACTCAAGACGGTGTTCGAATTCCATTAAAGACTTTAAAGCAGGCTTTGATTTAATAGCTCCACTACTATTAGGTATTACTAAAACAGTATCGCCATCAAAGTCTGCTCCAGACAGTTTCAATGCAACTTTTGGGTTTATACCTATAGCATCTTCAGCATTACCAAGCAACTTTCGTGCTTCTGGATTTCTGTTGTTAACTGTTAATTCAGGAATTTCAAATATTCCGCCATGAGGATGTCGAATTAATACGACAGGTTCATTATCCAAATAATTAGGAGCATAAACCTCATTTTCTTTCATAGATTTAATTGGAAATATCACATGATTAGCTTGACGAGGTAATGCTGCCGCTTTTAAATCTTCTGCCGATTTATCTGCATCATCCGAAAAAGTTTTAAGAAGTTTTTTTCTTATGGCGGGATTAGTTAAAGACATAATCTCATCAAATTCATTTTCTTTTATAAGTTTATCTAAACTTAATTGTTTCTTAGCTAAAGATGCATTTTGTTTTGACAAAAACTGGGAAGATAACGAATTCGACCATTCTTTCCATGAACCTTCTTCTCCATATGGAGGTTTTGATCCTACAATATTTAAAGCCGAAACTTTTTCATTGCCATCAGCATCGAAATATATTTTTTGTCGAATGGTTGAGCCAAAAGGATTATCCGCATCTGATTCGTATTTTTTAAAAACTTCTTCTTTAGATTTGGAAGAATCTTTGTTGGTATTGTATACAATGTCTTTTCCATTAGGAATATTATCACTATAAATAGCCATTCCCTTTAAATAATGAGTACCGTCAACACTAATACGAACTTGCGCATATCTTTTCGAATCTAAAGACAAATCCGGAACATCGTGACGTAATTCAATCACTCCATCATTATCAGCCCCACCATCTTCTGCATAACGAATATGTACTCTGTCTGAAGATATGACAGTAATTGGTTGCAAACCTCTCCAAGTCCTTCCGCCATCATTACTATAATCTTCAACTAACTTAATATTATCACGATTAGCATAAACTTCGGCAAATGTGACTCCCGGACCTGCTAAAACTTTTAACGAAGTATCTTTTCCTGTTCCTGGTTGAGGAACTTTTAGATAGTGTATCGTGTAACCTTCTTCTTTAAGAGCTTGAACAGAGTTTCCTAATTTTGTGGAGCTAACACCCATCAAAATTTCAACACCTTTCCCAACATCGATATAACTTTTTTCAGCTACAGAATCTTTTAATATACTAGCTGTTATATGGGTTATATCGCTTCGTTCTTTAGCAACAGGATTTAATAATGAACGAATAGATGACTCATTACGACCCATTCGTTCACCAATTTGTGTATCAGAAAGACCTTTTTCACGAAGACGATAAGCTAAAGTGTAATCTGCATTTCTATATTCAATTCTTTCAAGAGAAACCTTTTTACGCATCTCTGTTGTGGACATGCCCATTCCTTTGGCTATATCCGCTTCACTAAGACCTTGTTTTCTTAGTTCTTTTATAGTTCCCCTTAAAGAAGGACCTCGCTGATATCCATCTTTTCCAGAACCCCAAGGATATCTTCCGCTACGACGTTTAACACCTATATGCTTAAGACTATCTTCATGTTTTATCATAGCGTATCCTCCATTTTTATTTTATCGATTTCCTTATCAAAAATAACAATTTTATTCATGATTTCAGATAAAAATTCACCTGAAGGCACGGCTATAAAAATTGAATCATTTTGATAAATACGTAATTCGACTTCTATCTCATTAGGATTTACACTATATTCTAAACAGAATAAAGCGGCATATACCTCCAGTTGATGAATTGATACGGGAGAGATACCAGTTTTTAAATCAAAGATGCGTAAAATATTATTCTTAAAAGAAATAGCATCAGCCGTTCCAAAAGCATTTTCAGAATAATATAAAGATTGTTCTGGTTTCATTCTAAAACCAATGCAATCATTTACATATTGGTTTATGGCTTTTTTGCTTTTAGGCAACTTAACTCTTTGCTTTATACATTCGCATGCTAAGGCATGTAATTCTGTTCCTCTTTGAATTGCCAAAAATTTAGAATAGGAATCCACCAATTTTTCAGGTGTATAATTTATCCAATGATATTTGCTAGCGCCTAAAAAGGCGTGCTGACCGATTAATTCTGAGTGCTCTTTGAAGTTCATGTAAAACCTCGTTTTTATTTTCTGGGTAAACGAATTTCGCGAAGGACATATCATTTAATAAATCTACATAATAGTCCTGATTCGGTTGATGTTCTGAATCTTTGGAAGCTTTTACTTCAAAACTAGCCCAAGTATTTTCATAAAGCATTAATCTATCAGGAAAACCCTGTATACAATATGGATCAACCCTCAAGATTATTGCGTTAGGATATAGCCTCATAAGATCATCTTCTAATTTATTTCGAAAAATAGTTTCTCCAGCCATGCAAAATCCTTTCGCCAAAAAAGAAAAGAATGTCTAAAGGTATTCTCTTCTATTATAGCATATGTATTCAACGCGAGTTAAAAATTAATAGTTTGAAAATATTTTTTCTGATTAAAAACTTTTTTATTCTTTAAAGCTTTATTTATAGCATTATCGATTGGCGACATTGATCGCAAAGTATAATAATATAAATTTGTATATGGGGTATTTAGTCTATCAATTCTTCCTGCGGCTTGCGTCATTATTCTATAAGAGTAATTTAAAGAATAAAAAATAATAGTATCTGTAGTTATGCAATTCCAACCTTCTGAACCAGAGGTATATTGAACCAAATAGATCCACTTATCACCTTCAGGAAGAGGGTCATGCTTATGACCATTATGCTCTGATACTAAATACTCTTTATCAAAACTACGTAATAGATCCAATTCATAATTAAAATTATAAAAAATAATAATTTTATTATGTTTACATAATAACTCTTTAATTGCTTTTATTCTGCTAATGTCACTGTTCACCACCTTTCTTAAAATATAACAATACGAACTTATTTCCTTTATAGGTTTTCCCTCATAAGGATTCCATCTTTTCTTTGATACCGTTTCAAAAAGATCTTTGTTATATGTTACAATTATATTTCTAAAAATGTGTGCAGTTTTTTTGTCATAATCCATTTTAACTAAAACTTTATTTTTTAATTTTTCCAAAGTAACTTCGCCTATATATCGATCAACTTTCGGAAATTTAGTAAAAGTATTATAAATAACATGTTGTCTAATAAAATCTGTACGATTCTTATAAAACCCATTAGCTATAAATACTGGAACGTAATCCATCCACGTATCGCCAGGCGTAGCACTTAAAAGAATCCAATTATTATTTTTAGTTATCTTAATAAAAGATTTGACCCAACTGCCAGTACCAATAACTCGTTGCTCATCAAAAATAAAGAAAGCATCTTTAATCTCTATATATTTTTTAATGTTATTCCACGAATCAATAACCAACTTTATTCCATCATTATTTAAATCTTTATTTTTCGATAACATAAAATAAGTACACTCTCGTTCCCAATCAAGCGTATCTCTTTTAAATGCTGTCGTTATTATATAAAGATTTTTTGGTCTTTCATTTACATTATAATACCATAAAGAGGTTATAGATTTACCAGAACCGACCCCACCGCAAAGGATGGAGCCGGTTTTTAATTGGTTTGCCGCTAGTTGTTGATATGTAAATAATTGATTAAATATCGTCATCCAAAGCTTCAGCTTCGGGAACGTCACTGTATTTCATTTCAAGCGGATCTTCTTTGATCGTCACAAACATAGTCTTAACATAACCTTTAATTCCATGCTTGTTATTAACTTCCCAAAATGAAGGATTCACAATTAAATCGATGTATTCGATTTCGGCGTAATCCAACATCGCGATATTTTTTTCAGTTAATACTTTTTTATTACGACTTGTCACAAGAACAACTCTCGGTGGTCTTGGTTTTATCGATCCGTCACGATTTCTAAATGCCACACGAATTTGGGTATAAGGTCGAAGATCATCATCTGGATCGCGCTGAATCGGATAACGAATATTCCAACCTTCTTTTTCCAAATCTTTGGCCAAGTTCTCATCCAGAAGTAGACAAAAGTTTCTATTTCCTTCCGTATTATAATCACCACCTTTTCCTTCGAAATTACGGAAAATAATTTGTGCATCCGTAAATTCAATCGGATCTAAATTTTGATTTTTTGCTTTTACTCTTAATGGTGCCATCTTAAACTCCTTTTAAGATAATTAATCATTTGAAATAAACCATTCGAAATCTACATATTGAGCTACATCGGCTTTTGCTTGATCGACAAGTTTTCTAAAATAGTTATAATCGATATCTTTCTCCTTTTCAAGTTCTTTGACTACTTCTGCTTCAGCCCATCGATAACCTTTACTACCAGTAGCAGCATTATATTTGCCATCTTTCTCCCTAAGTAATAACCCACCACCCATGCTAGGAAGAATAGGACAAAATAAACCGGCCTTTCCAATAAAATGATAATCATGTTCTTCCCCAAGATCCTCGTTCATATCTAAATATAATGCAGTTGTTACAGTTTTCATTTCACAAAGATCTGTAAACAATATTGATTCTTTTGAAAAAAGGGTTTTAAAAACATATGGGTGAGCAAATTGTGCTCCAACTGCTACCCATTTACCATCATTTTTTCCTCCTTTGTAACGAGCAATATAAACGGAATCATTTACAAGACAAAAACGATCATATGATGCTTCATGCTCGAAATTATATCCATATTGTTTACCAAAATCGAAAACAAAATCAATTATTTCTTTAGTTGCATTTGAAATCTTAATTGAATCGGTTTTAATATGGCAAACAGTATATCCTTTTTCTTGAACTGCATGCTTTAAATCTATCATAAATAAAGCACCTCTCTTGGCCACAATATTATCTTTATTGTGTGGGTCTTTAAACTTACTATCGAATTGCGCTGAGGTTAGACCGTAAACAATATTTATGATAATCTTTAACGCGTATGATAATTGGTCAGCTTGTCCAATATCTTTGAGATATTTTCCGAGTTTACCGGCAAAGAATTGTCTAGCCGTTTCAAAATCTTTATGTTTAATTGAAATACGCGCTGCCACAAGTTCTCGGAATATTTCCGTGTATGGCCCAAACAAATTAAGTCGATCAATCGACGTTGGATGCATAGATGCAACATCGAGAAGAACAACATTTTCATAACTTCCGGGTTCCGAATATACATAACCACCTTCTCCCGGATTTTCTCCACGATATTCACTTTTGCCACTTTCATATTTATAACTTGGAAACATTTCGCTTAAATCAGTATAAACAAATTTGCTTTGTGGTTTCGGATCATTTCCGAATATAATTCGAGCAGTATGCATCTGTGTTGTATCATTAACGGTTAAACCGCTTAAATCGGCTAAAATTTGTCTTGCTACAAAATCTTCTTTTCGATCATCGAACACAACTTCCAAGGACTTAATGTCATTGTCACAATAATCAGCAACCAGATACCATTTTTCTGGATCTACAGGTTTATCCCAAGGCAAACCTAATTCTTGATGATGCAAACCTAATTCAATTTGAAACTTCTTTAATGATTGTTTTATTGAGCTGAAATCATATACATCTGTATAAGATAAATTATATGCTTCTCCAATCATGGCATTTCTACTACCTCCAATAATTCTTTGACTTAGAGTGTAAATTTCCTCAATTGAATAACCAACATACCTTGCGTAGAGAATATGATTATCATAACGACGATTATTAAAACCTACTAATTTCATTTTTAATAGCGATTCAATATCTTTTGGCTCGGGATTGAACATGTGAACTGGTTCGTGTTCTTCTCCCTCACGTTTCCAATTGACGAGCATCAAATTAGGAAATACTTCAATATCGAAAAACACTAAAAAATCATCATTATAATCTTCTATTTTTTCAGTTTGTTCCTCAGATTTAAACTTCATTTTCATAAAAAGATCAAGACAATAGTCTGAATGATTTGTACTATTATTCGCAAAAGACATAATTCTTGGTCTTAAATCGGTTACATCATATTTAAGATCTGATTTATAAGCATCTTCTAGAATTTTATAGATAAAATCAATGCTTGGTTTTGTTCCTGGATGAATTTCTTTTAATAGATTCCTTGCGATTAAAGTTCTAAGACCTTTTTCGCTTTTAACGGAATCAAAATCGATCATCTTTTTTTCTCCTTTCAAGGGCAAACCACTATTTATTCGAGCTATTGGAATATTATTGCATCTGCTTAACTTTCTTCGTAACGAACTAGTTCCAACATCTCCAATATGAGTTACTTTTACTTCTATTCCTTCAGTATATAAACTACTTAATTTTGTCGCATCTCCAACATAGATATAATGTAAATGCAATCCTGCTTGGCTTTTGCTATATTCAGCGTAAGTGGGTGGCCATTTGCTAGCGGCATCAAAATTTAATTCGGCAGATTTTTCTCCGGTTTCATTTTTTATATCAAAGTCTATAACTATATGATTTTCTGGTAGAATTAAATAATGCAGTTTTTTGGTATTTATATCTTTTAATGTCGTCGTTACTTCAGACCATTTTTTATACGGAGTTTCTTTTCTTGTAGCATATTGAGCTGAATAATCTTTGCAAACATCATCTAATAGAGATATTTCATGATCTAAAGATATCCAATTAGATGATTCTTCTTCAACCTTCTTATTTGACTCAAATTTATTTGCTAGAAAACCAGAATAATAAGAACGAACTTGTCTTCCGTCAGTTCTTGTTATATCTGAAAAATTGCTAAAATAGTTCTTAAGTTCCTCACGAAATTTATATCTTGGCAATTTAAATTCTAATAAAGATTCATCGCAATATGTTTTATATATTTCATAAGCTTGCGCTAATGTGATGCCATCTTGTTTTTTAAAAAGAAAATAATTTTCTTCTACAAAATTAAAAAACACATCGGTTTGGAATATCATATCTAAAGGAGTATATCCGCTGTAATAATTTTTACCCATTTCATGATAAACTTCCAGACAATGAGACGCTATAGCACCAAGTTCAAATTCTATTTGCGACATCAATGCAAAATATTTTTTTGTAGCAATTTTTTTCCCAGAAGGTCTGACATCTATTAAACGACGAATCACACCGGATTTTGCATCAGTAATCTTTACGGGCTTATTTGTGGCCATGAATAAGAAACAATTAGCTTTAGCTGTATAACTGGGCTTATATTTCTCATTCATGGTCATTTCTTCATGTGCGACAATAGAATTTAACTTTGTATTATCTTCGATTTTTGAGAGATCTCCTTCATGCTGAATAGCCACCAAGGGATTAGATCTAAATACCTCTGTGGAGAATGAGTTATTACTTGAGGTAAGGGCTTTGGCTTCGAAAGTTGTGTAATAACCTTCAAATAATCGTTGTATGATATTGAGGATTGTAGATTTACCTGTTCCGGCTTCACCGTAGAATACAACAAACTTCTGAATATGCTTAGAATCTCCTGCGATAATTGATCCGATAGCCCATTCAATTTTCGATCGCTCTTCTTCAGTGTATAATGTACCGACCAATTCGTCCCATGCATTATAGTCTCCTTTTTCAAGCGGATATGCCAATCTTTTACTAACATAATCTTTTTTCTTTACTTCGGTATTCAGAAAGGTTAATTCTGTGTCCAATTGATGAGCATTATCCGATAAGCGATTCATATAATTCCGAAATTGATTCCAACTGTTAGTACTAAAATCGCTCATCATTTTTGCAGTTACAGTACCATCAAACTTTTCGGCTAATTTATTGCGATATTCCAATATCTCTTTATCTACCAAACGCTGGACATCATACTCGTCAGTAGACCATAATCCACGTTCTTCGTCCCATATCGAGTAGAAACTCTTTCCTCGAATCATAAGATCCTTAGACCGAATCACCTTAAAATCAGGATAAATCTCAATCGTGCCCTTTCTCGAATTTCTCTCTTTGATATCAAAAAAGTCCATTCACTAACTCCTTTCATTTTTATTATTTGTGACAAAAAAACGTTTTTTTCGCCAAAAAGTTTCTTATATATATATATATTTTTCGTCTTGTAGAAAAGGTATGAAAAAAAGTGTAACAAGTGTCACAAAATTGTAAAAAAGTCTAAAAAACCCCTAAAAAACCCCAAAAAAGGGCTAAAAATGGCTAAAAAAGGGCAATTTTCATCAAAAAACGTACAAAAATCATGTTTTTTTGTGACACTTTTTTTTCAAATATGTCACAAAACTGTCACAAATTACAAAAAACTGTCACAAAAGTGTAACAGAATTGCATTTTTCTTGCTAAAACACAATTCTGTTACTACTTTGCTTTTTTAATAGTTTTCATCGATATACGACATCATTTGATACCATATTTCGACTTTTCGTTGATCTCTTCTTGGATTTTTTAAAGGAAATAAACCACCCTGACCACTATAACTATACGTTCTATCGATGAAGATCTCTAGAATACCTTCATTTTTAAATCGTACGTCTTCGTCCTTTTCCGGATTCCAAGTATATCTCTCCAAGTCTAAATTTTCAACGATTTTCCAAAACCACTGGCTAGGATTTTCTTTCGATCCAATATCGCCTAAAATATAATCCATACGATAGGCAAGTGCCAAAAGCATCTCTAAAATCGTGCACGGAGCTTCACGTTCCTTTTCTAAAAAATAATATGAAACTTCTTCGTATTCAAATCGTTGTCTAATTTCTTTTCCGTCTTCACCACGATTTTGGTCATTAGGAATTCCTCCATGAAATATATTTTCATAAAGAAATTTCAACAATTTCAAACGGCCGCGATCAGATTTGCCGACCTTAACCTGATCGCAAAGCCATTTGAAATATAGATGCTGTTTGCCAGCTTGTAAATTATTCGTCCTCTTGCCCACTAGAATGTGTTACCTTTTTGTTACGTCGGCGTTTCGTAGACAAACTTTCAGGTGGAAGACCAAGAACAATCTCAGAGTAATTACCAGCGATTCTTGAGATCTCGTAATCCATCCCTCCGGCTATTTTTTCGTTTCGGACATAAATGATATCCGGGTCATTTGATTTTACGCCGAACTGAGTCAGGGCGTCAGGTCCAAGGAGATCATCTTGGTTCGGAATTGGATTTTCGTCCTCATCCACAAGAACATCATCCAAATAATACGTCAATGACGCTTTAGTGAAGCGGTCATTCTCTTCATATTCTTCGGCCGTGATGATATACGGTTTGCTGGTATCTACCACCAATTCTTCTGGTTCTTCTTCGATATATTTTTTTGCTAAATCCCCTAACTTTTCTTTAGAGAATTTGCTATAATCGCGAACCATTTTTCTTTTTACCTTCTTCATTTCTTCCTTTGTTTTTTTTGGTTCAAATTCGATTAATTCTGGCATTTCTTGACTCTTATCCATTTTTTCCCAATCCGAGGAATCTTCCGAATTTGCAAGATCAACAAATTTTCCATTTTCTTCTTCTAGCACTACCTCGGCCAAAAGTTTTCCGGCATAGGCGCCGACCAAACCACAAACTAATATGAAAGCTAGTCCTTTGACTACTTCTACATTCATTGCAAACTCCTTTCATGTTTGGCTCGCAAGGCCAAAATTCGTTGATGATTTGTGCTGTTATCTTTTTTCGGGCGGTCAGTAACCCGCCACCGACGCTTAGGATTAAGCACTTTTTTCCGTTTATCTACCCAGG